TGCCACCTAGTGCGCCGCAGCTCATTCCCTGCTCATACATTATATCTATGATAGGATTTGATATACTCTTTGCCAACTTCTTCTTGATGCGCCATGATGTATCGAGTAGTGCACCAAAGTCATCTAAGTGTCCATTCTCTATATACTTGAGTGCTACCTCAGCTATATCTACAAGACTGGATGTCTGATTGATTGTTGTGTTCTGCGTAATGCCACCCTCTAGTCCCTTGACCTGCTCTTTCAGCACAGAAGACGCTGCTCTTGTGACACCAGTGTTGAAGCACAATAAGTTATCGTTTAGCTCCTCAACAACAGATGGCTTAATAAAGACAGGTCTCACCTCAACTCCTGATGAGTTAAACCTAATCACGTTGAAGCCACCAAAGGCTGCAGCGTACTGATCCTGCTTACCAATCGGCTCACCGCACATATTAATCTCGATATGTGACGCGAGCTCAGCTAACTCAAGACGATTAGTCTTCTTACCAAGCATCTCGAACATAGCGTGTAAGCTACCGACGGTGAACGTTGAAGATGAGCCTAATCCACTACCACGAGTATCAATGTCAGAGAAACTGCATAGCTCTACATTGCCATACACATTAAAATATTCCATGATTGCCTTGATGCGATCATGCTTGATGTCTACCCTATGATTAGTCAGCTCGAGCTGTGAGTAGATGATCTTAAAGTGGTTGGCCTGACACTTATTGGCTGCGATGTATATGTTCTTATCAATAGAGGTGGAGATGACCATACCTGGATACTTGTTGTAGTACTGCGGTATGTCACTTCCACCCCCAAAGAAAGATATCCTTAACGGAGTCTTTGTTACAATCATTAGACTTTATACCTAAACATCTCTCTCTTCTTCAATGCTCTCGACTCTGCGTCTGGATACTGCTGAAGTAGTCCCTTCATCACTGTATTCCATTGGCTAGATATCTTTTGGATATTAAATCGTGCATCAGCATATGTCTTTGTAAAGCCTAGATAGTTTTGTGCATTCTCGGTGTTAACAATATTAACAGCCTCATCAAGATGTGCATAAAAGATATTGGCGTGATTGTTTGGATTGGTGTCATATGGGTACATAGATGTTAATCCACCTGAAGTGTCGGCCAATGCACCGAAGTTAGGATGCACGCACAACAGACCGGCACTCATCGACTCCATCAATACGCGGCAGCTCGTCTCAGCCCAGATAGATGGATATGCTAGGATGTGTGCCTTGCTAACAGCCTCACGCAATACATCATTAGGCTGGAAGCCATGATAAGTCATCTTTGGATGATTGCGTATGCGATCGAATAGTGCCTCATACTTCTCGTCTGCTTCTTCCCAGCCATAGATCTTATAGCTAGAGAACACATCGAGATGAACGTTGTCATGGTGCTTTGCAAGCTCTTCAAACACAGGCACTAGCAACTCTAGACCACGATGTGGTGTCGAGAAATAGATGAGACGAACCTCATCTTTGCTCTTCTCTACACGCTTGAATGGTTCAATTGGTGTCTCTAATACAACTGAGTCGGATGACTGTGGGAAACCAAGCTTATCGACATACTGCTGATATTGCCAGTTGCTCGAGAACACAAACTTATGAAAGCGATCACGACTGCGTGGATCTTGCAGGTGATTGGCTTCTGGATCTTCTGCTAGGTCATGTAGCCAGTATATACGAATCTTGTCGTCTTGCAACTCACGCACGCGTGCAGGAATAACCTGAAAGTTACTTGCTAACTCTGGGTCGACCAAGGCGGCGATTGATCTCTTAGTGATCTCTGTGCCGCCTTGTGATTTTTTTGATATCTCATTCTCTTCAAAAGCATTATATTGTTCTTCAGTCATGTCATCCTCAATAATTTATCTATAGTTTATACTGTTTCTGTTGAATTTTCAGACGGTGCTTGACGTTCTAAGAAAGCCGTACGAAAGTTTGTATACTTAAAATACTTCTTAGTTAGTTCAATAACAATCTGTGGGTCATATGGCTTGCATGAGAAAACATCAAGATAGAATGTATTATTTTCTTCTACAAAGTGCGCGCAGATATTAGAAGTCTCGATTAATTGTACGAGAGTATATCCTTGCTTATTACCACTACCAAAGTTAACTACCTGTGGCTCACCATATGGTACCATATCGATGTCTACTACTAATTGTTTTGCAAATGCTGTGATATTATCAGCAGATGAGATAGATTCCGGATTACAACCGGATGCGTCAATGATTAGGTGATATCCCCAGTATTCACTCATTAGTCAGTACTCCCATGTACATTGTTAAGGTGATTTTATTTATAGATCCTAAACGCGGCTGCTTCACCAGTACGTTGTCCCAAGCATTCCCACTTAAAGCCGGTGCGATCAAGGAACTCTAGGAAGTTCTTATACTCATGCTCTTTATGGTCAGGGTGACCGTGTATCTCATCGAACACGATGATAGTGCCATCAACAAATCTGTCCTCGAGTGTGCGCATCACGTAGTCTGTTGATGAGTATAGATCTGCATCAAGATGTATAACAGATAAAGGACCTGGATTATTTGTGGCCCACTCTTCTAGAGTATTGTTAAACCAGCCGATGACTAACTCAACGTTGTCAGCCAAGTCTGTTGGTGGCTCACAGGCGAAAGCACCTTTTCCAACATCCTCTTTCCAGTCTTCTGGAAGTCCTTCAAACGAGTCAAATCCCCAGATCTTTCTATCTGGTGCTGCAGCAGCCATCTCCCTAATAGACTTACCCTCAGCAACACCAAATTCAAGCACTAAGCCATCAGGCAAAGCTCGTTCAAATATATCATTAAATGTAATATTACCAGCCATAGTAATATGTTTAATAATATCCTCTTCATTATTTCCACTAAGAGTATGTTTAAGGTCTGCTTGTCGACGCATAAAATTAGTTTTATATACTTTCATTCCATAATGTTTAGCCATCATATTAATGATAGGTTCCTGATTAAATGATCTATCAATCATCATATCAAAGTAGATTGCACTGTCACTGGGATTTGTGTATATACTAATCATTCCAGTTACTAGTGCTTGATGAATAGCTAATGCATCAGATTCAGGATTATACTTAAATACGTTTGGATAACCGGATGCTGGAATTGGATATACAGAGTATATTGATAGCAACTCAATTAAAAATTGTTGTGATGTATCAAATGATTTAAGACTTTCTAGATCACAATCAGATCCTTCAACTGTGTAGTGATAGCCAAAGGACTGACCCCATACTCTATTTGCCATATTATAATCCTATAGCTACAGACACCATCTGCTCTTTAACACGATCTTGCATTTTTTGTTCTAACTTTTCTGGATCCATGATAAACTTAAGCTTTTGCTCAGTAGTCCAGTCCTTGAGATAGTCGTTCTCTTTGTCGAAGAGCTGTAAGTACTCTTCAAATGTAATGTCACGGTGTCCAATAACTTGTTCACCGATCCATGTTTGAGACATCTCTTCGACTGAGTCATCACCAATAAAGTCCAGCACTAACTCACTAGGAATACCCTCTTCTTCACTAAAGACGTATGAGTGGGCAAATGTGCTGATAGTCGTTACTAGTACGAGTTTCTTCGCCATATTAATATCCATCAATTGCTTGAGCGTATTCAACCGAGTCTACACGAAACGAACGCCAACCGCCATTTTGTAAATCCCATACAGCAAGCACGTCTGTGTTGCTATTCTTATCGTGCTCTTCCTCAAGCTTTTGAATATTAGTTTGAGGAGGAAGAAGGTGCGGCTGAAGTGTGCAGTGCATCACACGCTTCTCGCCATTGACTTTGGTAAAGCGAACTTCGACTGCGTGTAGTTTAAGATCGTTTAACAGATTCTGTCTTGTATACTGCATTTCACTCCCCCTCATTAAGTAGTTGCTTGTCACTCTTGTATTCCTCATTGATCTTCTCTTCCAACTGCGAGTAGCCGCCGATATGGAATCCATCGATAACTACTAATGGATAAGTCTTAGCGTGTGGGAACTTCTCTAGAAGAGTCTCACGCGTGAAGTCTTTGTTGAGCATCTGCTCGTTAAATGGGATATTCATGGTCTTTAGCAGGTGCTTTGCACGCGTGCAGTAAGGACAGTCAGGCTTTGTGTATAGTTCAACGTGGTTGATCATAGTCTAGTGCTCCAATATAATTCAATCTCTGTGTCAGGGTCAAAACCATTTCTCATCATGTCTTCCCTAACTAGCATCTCAAGTTCACTGTATATCATAATCTTCATAATGTACACCTTTATTTTAGGCTAAGTTGCTGATCCTTCATTGTCTTCTCGTAGTTATTCATCTTGTCAAGATATCCACGGTTACGGAGCTCCTTGAAGACTAGGTTCTCAAAGCTAAACTCACCACCCTTGGCAATACCGGCAGATCTCATGTCTGCCATCTTCTTTCTCAGATCATTAAACACACCGGCATCCATCTTGTTCTTAATCATGTCGTCGATCATATGTGCATAGAACATAACCTTCTTCTTGAGATTCTTATCAGACTTAAAGTCTAGCTTCTCATGATTAGGCTTTTGAATCCACATGTTTCTCTTAAGACTGAATACTCCTTGACCAGATGCATGAGCTTGATTTATATCTTGAGCATATGGCTCGATAGGATACCCTAGTATCGTGACATTATGGGTCATTGTCCACAGTACTTTCTTGGCTTGTAAGTACTCGTCGACAAACTCTCTGTCAGGATTAATCTTATTTCTATCTATAAGCAGATGCACATCTATATCTGATTTAGGTGTATAGTTGTAATTTGTATTGCCACCTATCATAATGATGTCTTTAATCATACTTGGTTGTATTTTGGCAAACTCAGCCCATGTCTTTGCGAAGTCTAGTAGCTTCTGTCTAACTTCAGGCTTTAAGTCCCATCCATTCCATAATTTAGGATTCAGCTCGTCATGGTACTCAAGACTAATCTTAGTCTCATTGAGTGGAAGACCACGCTCCTCGCGAACCACTTTCTTCATAGTTTTTAATATTGACTTCATAGATGCACCCCTTTTAGATCATCTATTTATAATGGCGGAAGGGGTGGGATTCGAACCCACGGTACCGGTTAAGGTACGTCTCGTTAGCAGTGAGGTGCTTTAGGCCACTCAGCCACCCTTCCTAATTCTTTGGTAAATGACTTCTACTAACCTTGGCTATGATCCAACCATTGTAGTAGTCATCTTTATTTAGCACGTCTGCATCAAACTGTGCTTTAGCCTCGTAATAAGTGCACTCGCCTTTGGTCTTACACAGCCTGAGTATCTCACGCTTAAAGTTACTAGGAGCCATGCCTTCACTGTTTAACTCGACTAATAGATCTTTATTAGATCCATAGTAGTCTTTCCAGTCAGACTCGACTAGTGAGCGCTTCTTCTTACCCTTAACTTGGCGTGTCTTTGACTTCTTTAGAAGCTTCTTACCTATATATTTCTTATTGTTTGTGAGGTTCGTGATAATGTATACAAATCCTATATAGTTCTCTAGGATCTCTGAGTCGACTACATTATTGTTGAACGTCCATGGATTCTCGTAACTCATTCCACATTATCACTTCCATCGTACCATCGAGGTGCTCGACTATAGCGCTACAGGTCTCACACCAGTCGCCACAGTTTATATATGTAATTCCGTCGATGTCACGTATGTTTGGATGATGAATGTGTCCACAGATTATACCGTCTGCTCCCTTGCTATTAGCATAGGATGTTAGGTTCTCTTCGTAGTCTCCTATAAAGTTGACTGCAGTCTTTACTTTGTACTTTGCCCACGCGCTAAGTGACCAGTATGGTCTACCTAGCATGGTTCTAAGCTTTGATAGTAAGACATTGATGTCGATAGTCACGTCATATGCCCAGCTACCAAGATGTGATAGCCACTTCATATTGTTTACTACGACATCAAACTGGTCACCGTGCATGACCAGATACTTCTTACCATCTACACCGATGTAAATATCTTTATCTACGAGTGATATCTCACCGAATGTAGTGTCACAGAAACTGCGTAAGAACTCGTCATGGTTACCAGGAAGATATACTATCTTAGTGCCCTTACGAGCCTTACGCATTAATTTCTGTATGACGTCATTATGCTCTTGTGGCCAGTAGAAGCTTTTGTGCATCGCCCAGCCGTCGATAATATCACCAACAAGATATAAGGTATCGCACTCAAATGATTTAAGAAAGTCTAATAGAAATCTAGACTGGCTCATCTTAGTTCCAAGATGAGTGTCAGATATAAAGACGGTGCGATACCTATTCACGAGTATTACTCTTCGTCTTCTTCGTCGAGCTCTTCCTCATCTTCTTCATCGTAGTCTGACTCTTCAATAGTCATATTAGCTTCGATTTCATCATGAGCGGTATCAAATGCATCATCCATACCGACTACGTCGCCGAAGTCGTCTTCACCTTCAGAGATGAAGAGGTTGATTAGGTCGTGGTAAATGTTAGTACGTTGAGCTTCATCATCAACAGTGTCCTTAAGAATGTTGATGAGGTCTTCCATTTCTATGTCGGCCATTTGTTACTCCTTACATTGCTTTTTCTTGTCGTCTGCGAGAGTCTTGAGATCCGTGTCTGGGACCTTGTTCTTCACTGTCTTAGCATCAGGAATAGAGAATGTGATACCGCTTGCCTTCTCTACGTCAGCAACCGTCACCTGGTATTTAGTGAAATCGGCGTCTAGTCCATCTTTGTGTGGAAACAAAAATGCATATGTCTGCTTAGTAGTGTCATCGGTAACAATCTTAAATAGATAGTCAGGCACTGCAACTTTATTAAGGCCAATTGTCTTACCATTAGCCGAGTAGATATTACCAGCAATGATAGTGAATGGATGCTTAAGCTTATAGACCCATGCGCGCTCTGCAGACTCAAGGTTCTTCCATGTACCACGATTAACTGACGGTAATTGCGGGCTCATGTTAGACATGTAGAACGACTCGTGTTCAACTTGTGGATCCCATGACATGTCTGCATCATTAGCTAGATGACCTTGGTCATAACCAGATCCTGCATAGTCTGCAGGAGTAGCGTGACCTACTGTCAGAAGAGACTGGTCAGTTGCGAAAGCATTAGTACGAGGAACACAACCGATGGCATGGTCAGGTGTAAGTGTCCATGCGACCCAATTAGGAATCTTAGCAACTGGATCGGACTCAAGTATATAAGCATTACGACAAATAACAGGATGACCTGCGACCGTAGACGGCTGTCCGTAGGGTACCTGTACTTTACAAGTATCAACTGGTTTTGGTGGCTGTTGATCAGCGGCATATGCTGATGCAGCGACTAATAGACTAAAGAGAAAAACCTTTAAACGAATCATTATTAACATCCTTCTTAACGCCACCGCCAATATAGCTGGTGATCTCAGTTTCTTGTGGAGCTACTTGAACTTCAGCGCCGCTGATCCACTTCTGCGTCCACGGCAGAGGATTAGACCCGGTTTTGTATGGACAAGGAAGACCTACTGCAGTCATTCTCTTATGTCCTATCCACTCTATATATTCAACCAAAAGAGCTTCATTTAAACCTATCATTGAGCCATCTTTAAATAGATAGTTAGCCCATGCCTTCTCTTGATCAACCGCATCAACAAACATCTTGATGCACTCATCCTTTGTCTCTTCACGTATCTTAGCAAAGTCAGGATCATCAGTCGGTAGTACCTTAAGTAGTTGTTGTGTACCTGCAAGATGAAGGTTCTCATCGCGAGCGATCAGCTTGATGATCTTAGCGTTGCCCTCCATCTTCTTTACCTCAGCAAAAGCCCAAGAGCAGGCAAAGCTGACATAGAAGCGAACACCTTCTAGAATATTAACTGACATAAGAGTAAGCCAGAGAGCTTTCTTGTGTTTATAAAGATCACTATAATCTGAAATACCAGCATCTATTTTATATCCACTCAATTCGTGGAAATTGTTCAACATAATCAACTTGTCGTAGTACTTGCTGATGTCGCCGGCGCAGTCTACAATCTCTTTCATGTCCATCATTCCGTCGAATATAACCGACGGGTCAGCGTATACGTTCCGAATGATGTGAGTGTAACTGCGTGAGTGTATAGATTCGCTGAATGCCCATGTAAGGATCCAATTCTCGAGTTCAGGAAGTGAGCAGATAGGACTGAATGCTGCTGTTGGTGCGCGCCCTTGAACGGAGTCGAGAAGGATCTGTCGCTTGAGATTAGAGGTAAAGATGTGCTGCTCATGCTTTGTCAATGCCTTAAAGTCTTTAGCGTCACGAAACACGTCGATCTCTTCTGGTCTCCAAAAGAAGCCAAGTTGTGACTGTGTAAGCTTCTCAAGGAAGGGATACTTCTGCTTATCGTAACGCGCGATAGTTACAGGGTCGTCAAAGAATGCCTTGACTTTAGTTGGATCTTTGTGATTAGTCGCATCGAATACTGACATCACCATCTCCCATCGTCTATAAACATATAAAACTTAATAAAACCTAACTTCACAATTAAGTCGAGTACTAATCCAGGATCTTGATCACTCTGTGTACTATAGTCAAAGTAAAATGACCATCTAGATGGATTTAGTAGAATAGTGATAATGATGTCAGAGTTTTTTAGGTAGTCAACCAGTTTTGTCATCGAGAATTGGTTTTTCATATTTTCTTCCATAAGTAAAGTTTTGATCGAGTCTCACGTCTTTGTTACTCCAGGTCCAGCACTCACCTGTATCATTCTGAAAACATACCCAGAGTAGATCATGCTCCATGCCATAGTCGATGACAAAGTGAGCCCATGCTTTTCCCTTTGGTGTCCAGAAACACAAGGGTACGTCCAGTTGTTTCATCTTAGAATCCTAATCCGTTGTCGCAGACATCGTTGTAGTTACAGGTTATCTCCTCACCAGCCATGATGTCTCTAGCTGCATAATGTATATATTTAGTAAAACAATCAAGGTTAGGATCTTCACTATGATTTATAAACCTAACATTGTCTGCAAACATGATAAACTTCTTAAGTGTTTTATCATAGCAGTACATCCATGTGATCGTCTCTCTAGTTAGATCATCATATGGATAGTCTTCAGGATCAGGTAACCAACCATCAATGATAGGATCGTGCACCCACACGAGTGCACCTTCCCTAATATCTTGGTCTGCAAAGAGACCAATACCACGACCATCTACTTCAGCTAAGTATGTTCTAACCTTTAGTGTCATATCTTACAGGCCTCGCAAGATTCATCGTCTACCTCACCGAGTGGAGACCCTAGATCAATCTCGCCTGCCTGATCGTTTGTGTTAAAGTAGTAAAGTTGTTTTCCACCATATTTATAGAACATCAGCATGTGCTGCAGCATAGTAGACATAGGTATCTGCTCCTCATCATAGAACTTAGGGTTGTATGATGTGTTTACTGATATTCCCTGATCGATAAACTTTTGCAGCACGCTAGCGATCTTAATATAGCCTTCCGGGGAAACTTGCTCCCAAAGCAGATCGTACTTTCTCTTAAGACGTCTAATTTCTGGTACGACTTGCTTGAGAACACCGTCTTTGCTCTGCTTAACAGTGATGAGAGACCTAACCGGCTCGATGCCGTTCGTCGAGTTTGATATCTGAGCAGAGGTCTCCGCTGGCATGAGTGCCATGAGGGTGGAGTTACGAATGCCATACTGTTTAGCCCTTTCACGTAGTATATTCCAATCCAACTTGTAATCAGGAGTTACAAGTTCATCTACTTCTCTCTTATAGGTATCGATAGGCATGATGCCCTGGGAGTACTTGGTCTGGTTAGACTTAGAAGGAGCTCCCTTTTCAGCTGCGAGATCAATCGAGGCTTTAATGAGATAGTAAGACCAAGCTTCGGCGTACTCATGTATCTTCTTTAAACCTTCAGTATCGATATGCTGATAAGTGAGATCATTGCGAGCCAACCAATAAGCGAGATTAATAATGCCAACACCAAGGGGTCTTCGTGCCATGGTTGAGTTTCTGGCTGCAAGGACAGGATAGTCTTGATAACTAAGTAGCTCATCGAGAGCACGGACAATAAGAGTACAAGGACGCTCAAAATCATTTGGATCTTTAATCTTTCCCCAATTAATTGCTGCGAGTGTGCATAGTGAGATCTCACCGTCAGGATCATTAAGATCATTGAGTGGCTTAGTAGGCAAGTCGATCTCTGAGCACAGGTTGCTCATGCGAATAGGTGCTAACTCCTTGATAAAGGAGCCGTGATCATTTGCATGATCTACGTTTTGTAGGTAGATGCGACCTGTATCCTTACGCTCTTGCATGAACGCAGAGAATAAGTCGATAGCCGATACTACTTTCTTTCTTATCTTTGTCGAGCGCTCGTACTTTTCATAGAGTTCTTTAAACTTGTCCACGTCAGTAAAGAACGCATCGTATAGATCAGGTACGTCAGAAGGGCTGAATAGAGTAATATTGCCGCCTGTAAGCAGACGTTCATATAAAACTCGGTTGAACTGTACTCCGTAATCAAGGTGTCTAACACGATTATCCTCCGTTCCTTTGTTGTTTTTTAATACTAAAATGTCTTCTACTTCCAGATGCCATGCAGGATAGTAAAGAGTAGCTGCACCGCCTCGTACGCCTCCTTGGCTGCAAGACTTAACTGCTGACTGAAAATGTTTATAGAACGGAATAACGCCAGTGTGAGACGCGTCACCACTACGAATAGGACTACCAACAGCGCGAATGCGACCTGCACCAATGCCAATACCAGCTTTTTGAGAAACGTACTTAACAATCGAAGAGCTCGTGGCATTAATAGAGTCAAGGCTGTCGTCTGTCTCGATAAGAACACAAGAGCTAAATTGCTTTTGTGGTGTACGTAGTCCAGCCATGATTGGCGTAGGAAGCGATATCTCGAAATTAGAAACTGAGTCATATAGTTCTTTAATCCATTTTAAGCGGTCTTCCTTATAGTCTCTAAAGAGCACCATTGCGATGAGCATAAAAGTCATCTGAGGTGTCTCGTAGTATTTACCAGTAACACGATTTTTGACTAGGTACTTACCACGAAACTGTTCCATACCAGCATACGTAAGAGTGAAATCGCGCTTATGATCAATATAGCTGTTGAGTAATCGCAGATCGTCTGGTCCGTACCATGATAGGATCTCAGGGTCATAATATCCTCCATCAACAACTTGTTTAATATGAGTAGCAAGATCAATTGGATTAAAATCACCGTATACTTCCTTTCTCAAGTTGTAATTAATTAAGTTGCCAGCGACATATTGATAATTAGGTGTATCCTCAGAGATAAGATCTGCGGCTGCCTTGATGAGTGTCTCTTGAATATCAGTGGTCTTCATACCATTAAAGAACTGGATCTGAGACTTAATCTCGATCTCACTCTCTGATACTCCTGTTATACCCTCGCATGCCCACTCTACGACTTTATGAAATTTATTGAGGTCTAATGCTTCTTTTGTTCCGTTTCTTTTTACTACCGATATCATCTTATCTCCTTATACGACCTCTAGTGTATCCTTTAACGAGGGAAACTCTGCTGTTATTTGATACCACGCATCCCTTGCTATTTCTCTATGTTCTTTCTGTGTACCATTACCCATGCGTAGCTCACAATAGTGTATCCAACTTCTAAGAGAACCAGCCATGTAAAGACGAGAAGAAGTAAGACCTTCTGGCAATACTGCACGAGCTTGTTCTTTTGCAATACCATTTTTAATTGCCCATTCATATGCAAGATTTGCTTTTCTCAATACTTCTTTTTGAGCATTATTCCAAAGACTGTCAAGAGCATCATCGTCTACTTCGATGGAGTTCTGTCTGTTCTTAGTATCTTGGAGACGGGCTTCACGAGTGACGAACCCGAGGTCTTTCGTTGGGTCCGCATATCTTTGGCTAAATTCTTGGAAAGAAAAGCTACGGTGGCGTAAAATTTGTCGAGCGATATCACGAGTTGTATTAATCTCCATGACTATGTGCACCATCTCAAATGGTGACCAGTGCTTATTCTTAATAAGATACTTCAGCAGTTTCTGCGATGTCTCTTTGTTATTTTGATTAGATGGGTTAGATACACGAGCTACATATGATATGAACTCATCCACACCTAGTCCGCTTGTTGGTCTCGTCACACCTATAATATTCGCTGTATTCATCTCTTACTCCATTTAGTGAGAGCCATCTTAGCTGCTAGGTCTTTATATGTATTTTGGTCTATTATATATCTGATAAACTCTGCGCTGAGGCCCGATTTTACCATATCATTAACATCTTTATGCTCTAAATTTTCAGGCCATATACAGACCTTAAAACCTTGCATAATAGCTTTATCGATCTTCTTTATCGTATCTTTAGATCTTGGCTCGTTGTCATACACAACGACGGCGTTTGATTTGTAAGCACTAGGTAGTGCGGAAACAATATCACCACCAGCAGTAGCGATACTATTAGGAATAAACATACTATCGATAGGACCTTCCAAAACATAAAATCCAATATCGAAGTTAACCGTGTCCAACCCATATAGCTTCTCCACACTCTCGTCCAATACTATAGTTATGTACTTTACACCAGTGCTCTTTAAAGACCTGCCTTGAATAGCGTGAACCTTACCTTCCTTGTTAATAAAAGGAATAAGTAAGCGTGTCTCATCATGGTCTAGCGACTCCTTAGAGAACTTGTCAGGTACTAAGTCATTAACAAAAGCGTAGAAGTTTGGGCACTTAAACATCTTAGCATGATACGGATTAGGTATCATACGATTGACGACATACTTTTTTAATGGATCATCAGGAGATAGCTGGCTGATCTTCTTGAGGCCTTTCAATATACCTTCCTTACGGAATACAGGCGGCTTCATCTTGTTTACGAATGTCTCTAAGTCGACCTGTTCAGGAGTCTTATTCTGGCTGATCTTCTCCATGTTATACTCATTGTATAACCCCTGGTCAAGCATCTTGATGAACTTAGGCACACCCATAGACACTTCACAGTTGAAGCAATGGAATACACCATGCCCCTGCTTGTCATAGATCCAACCTCTGGCCTTGTACTTACTAGACTGTGAGTCCCCGCAGACTGGGCAGCGGAAGTTAAACTTACCTGATGATTTTCGTGTGAATCTGTCTAGCCGGTGTGACAACATACCGACGTATTTCTGGTCTAACCAGTTCATGTTTACTCTCCAATATAGTCCTATTATACACTAATCGAAGGATTTGTAAACAATTATTTTATGGGGCGACGAACTTAAATCCTGTGATAATGTCGTCGATGTCATTATGTATATACACAATGATCGTGCCTGGATCCTCGCTAACGAGGCCGATTCCATCCGGCCATGGTAGTGTCTGGCAACCTACTGATGCTGAGAATGCATCAATCTCTTGGGATGACTCGGCAAATGTCTTACCGATAAGATGTGCTAGCTTTTCCATATTAATGTCCTAATATCTTGAAGTAATTTGCTACGTACGATAATAACCAAACACCAACCATACCACCACCGATAGCCATCCATATAAACTGCTCCATCTTGGATATCTTACTAGACATCTCTTGGTGCTGCTTATTTGACTCTGCTCTAAGGATATGGATCTCGTCTAAAATCTTATTGTCCTGCTCTCTCATCGTATTATACACATCATCTATTTGTTTGTCCATCTGTACTCTACGCTGCTCGACTATGTCTTCCATATAGTCTTGCTGCTTATCGTGTTGTGATAATCTCTGCTCGTGTACTGCAAGCATACTCTTGAGATCGACTGACACCTCTGTCAATCTCTGCATCCAGCTATCTATCTTATCAAATCTATTGTTGATCCATCCGCTATCTTCAACCATTTGGAACTAGCCTTTTAACCATAGGTGTAGGGGCTATGTCACGTAGTTTCTTTTTCTTCTCTCTCTGGAGAATAGGATCGATAGTCTGTATCGGTCCTGAAGTAGAACTCGATGGGCCCATAGCATTTGCTGGTACTGCGGATTCAGTCATTATAGTTTCCTTAATGCGTCGATTATTCGTTCATCCATCGGTATCATACTTAAGTCTATGTTGTCTTCGTCTTTAATATTGTATATTCGATCTGGCATAATATTTAATAGAATCAAAAAAGGCTTAACGTAACTAAATTGTGCTTTCATCTTTAAGTATAATATACGGCAAAGATGCTCAGCTGTAAAAACGTTACAGAGAATGATGACGTGATTGAGTATTAACCTCTCCTTCAAGTCTCCATTCTCTATGTATCTTGTCAATAATTTCTTGATATATCTAATTCGCTTTAGATCCTCAACGAACTCTTCAGTAGAGTAGCACTGTGGATTATCATAATGTTTGGCGCAATATATTAAAAAGTTATCATCAGTCAATCTCTCATAATTCATCACTGTACCATAATTAGAATGCAGAGTCTAACGGAACTCTCTTCCAAATATTTTGTGAAACACAAACATAAAGATAGTTAAGATCGTGTTTTATTTGTCCGGCTGACCCTAAAGATACACTAGTAACCGGTACGTTATCAGTAGATACTGATACACTAATTGCAGCAGTATTAGCATCTACATTAATGCTATCGCCAACCCTAACTATTCCGGGTTGAGTCGTATTAGCTATAGGAAAGTTATTTTGAGATAAAGCTAAACCGAGATTAGGTAGCAATATCGACTGCACGTTGGCAATCGGTGTTCCTGGCCCGGTGAGGACCACCACTCTGTCATTTGATGTCAGAGTAGTAGGTACACCGAGCTCAGATATTCTTTTTGAGTTATTCGCCATTATCTATAATCCAATCTTAGACGTATTGGTCAACGGTATTTGAAGATATAGAAGCAGGTGTACCATACTTACCGTCGGTCTCACCGAGTGATCCCATTGCAACTAGTGTCTCATATTGTATACGACCTGCACGACCACCGGTTCCCTCTGTGCGTAGAACCCAACCAGCATGAGTTACTTGTGGAAGAACACTGTTAGTGTCGACATATCCAGTTGCTGTTGTACCATAGAAGCCAAAACCAGCAGCAGTTGTACTATTTCCGCTAGCTTTTGTCATTGCAATAGGTGTGCCACCTTGTGCAGTTGATATCTTAAATGCTGTTGTATTTGATAGTACGACATAATATGTACCACCACTAGTTAATCCACCAGGCAACGAAGATGCATTAGACGAGATAGTAAGCTGATCGTTTACAAGGAAGTAGCTATTAGCTGAAGTAAACGTGATCGTATCGTTGCTGATCGCAGTATTACCATTAACTGCAAGAGTATTTGGAGGTGTGATTGTAATCGTAGGAGCGGTGACATAGCTGTTACCGCCAGCAGTGATATTGATTGCTGTTACTCTACCACCAGATACTTGAGCATTAGCAGCTGCACCAGATCCACCATTTGTAGAGACAAATGATACGTTTGCGTTTGCATTGTAGCCTGAACCACCGAATGTTACAAACGAGATAACTACGTTACCGCCTGTTGCTTGCATCTGAGCAGTGTTAACTGCAAACACGCCTACAGCCTTATTAGGTTGGAAAGCACCGACCGTGGTGTTACCAAACATGTTAACGTCGGTATAAGCTCTCGAGCCAACCGATGTATTACCGAAGTGAGCATTTGCAGCATCTGCACGGTTAACCTGGTCGCCCTTGACCAAGGCGTAGGTTCCGATCGGTGCGCCGTTAGAAGTTTCTTTAGTCGTAGTGCTGTTGGCAGTAACACCTTGATCGTTTCTACCCCATTGTGCCATTGTATTAGTCCTCCTAGAGAATTGGTTTTTATTATTTATTGTTCTTAAAGATTAGGCACCAGTCATGTCTATCATATACTTTGATGGTCTACGATTTAATGTCTTTTTAATAGGCATTAATGCTCCTTCTTCTGGAGTAACGTACTTCGGCTTCACTGGATTCTTATTCTTTACAACTATAGATCCAGCATTTAAGGCTTTCTTATCTTTAGGTGGAGTTGCTGCTTTAGCAGGCTGCTCAACCTTAGGTGCTTGAACTATAGTGTTAGCATTAAGTGCCATTATTTCTGTGTTCCTGTGATCTTACCAGCGAGACTAACTTTATGTTTCTTCTCAGCTGGCTTACCCGATAGAGCATCTTCCATAGACTTCTTGCTGTGATGTACGCGCTGTGCAAACTCATCCTTCTCTGCAGACGTCTTCATGTTGTCATGCATATGAAGGATTTTATGTGCAACCTTAGGATCCATCATGTGCTTCTCACCACTCTTGTGAGTAAACTTATGTTGACCACGCATAGAGATAACCTTGCGAGCCTGCGCAATTGGATGCTCATCCTCGGTAGAAGGACGTCCTACCTTTGCCTCATCAACTTGCTCGATCTCTTCCTTGTGCATCTTCTTAAGAGTCATTGCAAGACGAGCACGCTTACCGGCCTTACCACTGTCATGCATGTGTTCTTTCTCGTACTCGGAGTTAGACACACCCTCACGCTTAGCAGCTGCAGTCATAGCGCCTGGCTTCTTAATAGCGTTAGCGATCCACTTCTTTTCATCTAGGCGAATAAAACCTTCTTCTAGATTCTTAGCGAACACTGCGTTAACGTGATTGATCTCTTCTTTATTCATCGAGCTCATGTCTTTCTCCAATGTATTTTTAGATGCTTGTTGTCTTTTTTGAATCTCTTTTTGCATATTGCTATGCTGTGTATCTTTTTGCTTGTCAGCATTAACTTCTTTGTTAGAAACTCTAGCATTGGCTGCAGTCTGTAATGCTCTGGCACTTGCTGGTGCGTTTCTAGCTATAGATCCAACAGGAGCCTTTTGTGTGACTTGCTTACCGCCTGCACTAATAGCTGCATTAACACCCTCGGTGACTTTAGGAAGCTGGTATGGCCCAGGCTTCTTAACACCGGCTGCCTTGTCTACCGCGCGCTTTAGTGTGTGATATCCTGCCTCAGTCTTGTGTGGAACAGGAGGTGTTCCTGTCTTAAGATCACCTAGTGCTCTCCTTCTATTCACTGCACCTACAATTTCTGGAGACAACTCGGCAATGTACTCATCACTGATTGTATAGTCAGTGACGTTGCTCTTGTCATTGTAACCGGACTGGTCGCCGTTTTGGCGACCAGTACCGTTACCGATTGTAGGCTTGTCCATGGGCTCTTTTTTCTTTCTTCCCATGACTTTTTCAAATATATTCATTATTCTACTTCATGCTGTTGTGCAATTGATGCAATCATCTCTAACTCAGCATCAGAGAACTCAACTTCTTCTTTAGCAAGTCTTGATTTAATTTCATTTTTCTTTGATGCAACGTCTTGCTTGTTGATCATACCAGATTTTGTAGTTCTCATCGCTGATGCTGGCTTTGCATCTTTTAGTTTATCTCTTTTAAAATAATCTGATGACGTTTTACCAGGCTCGTTGCGTCCATAAGCATCTGTGTGTGCTTTAGTGTCAGCGTGTTCACCGGCTTTTTCGCCATGCTTCTTTACGATCGCGGCTTTGATTCTGTCGCCTTGGTCGTGAACTTTATCGCCGTAGTTGTAGTCGGCGTCGGGATGCTGAGTAGCAGCGTACGCGTGTATCTTCTTCTTTAAGCTGATCTCGTCGATCTGTTCAACTTCTTCCTTCATTGCTTTATGGCGTGCCATTGCACGGTCAATTTCATCATCGTCATATGAATAATTCTTCTTTGCGAGTTGCTTTTTAAAGTGACCATGTTCTTTATCTCCAAGGACATGTCTTATCTTTTCATGCGAGTCAGCGTCACCGACTTGTGAATTATCAGCATGAACAGCTCCAGTAACACGATGATGAATAGCAGAAGCCACATCTTTACCATGGGAGGTTTCAATTTTAGACTTTATATCGTCTGCTTTCTTTTTACTACTTTTGATACTAGCAGGACTAGCATCAGACTCATGTCCATAATGCGCATTACTAAGATGATGATACAAGTTAGCTGCCATATGACCTAAACTAGCTTCAGTGATATGCTCGACTTCTTCTTTCTTTACACTCTCACACATGCAAGGTGACTTACCGCATGATGGGCATTTAGCTTCCATCATCTTCTTCTTTTTATGAAGAATATTAAAGTCACCCTTATCGATCTTACCATTATGGTTCTTATCGATATTCTTAGCTTGTGCAGGAGTTAGTTTCTTCTCAAGGATCTCTCTAGCAGCCGCAATCATGGCTTCCGATAGACCTAAGTTTCCATTTGATTTTAGCATGTTAGTATCCTTCTACTTCTACTTGTTGACCGTGTTTCATGTGCTCAGGCATCTTGACAATATACTTTTTTCTATCTAGTGTCTTTATGACAGACGAACCTTTGTGCTTATCAGAGATCTTATCTGCCGTGTCATAGTCTACTAGGTGGGTGTTACCATCCTTAGCTAAAACCTTACCAAATGTAGCATGATCCTTGACGTGATAACCCTCAAAGATAACCTCTTCCTTCATAGGCGCACCTTTCTGTCCGATCTCTTTATTGGCCTTCTTACGACCCTTCTTAGCAGAGTCGTCCTCATCTGTCTCTGAGTTAACCTTGTCATCTGTCTTTGGATTAAGCTCGACCTCAGTAGTTCCACCTTTGACCTTCTTGGCGTCATCAAGATCATGGTCTTCGCTGTCGGTTGGCTTTGTCTTCTTTGAGCTAGGTGACGGTGAATTCTTTTTGTCAGTAACCTCTACATCATCAAAGTTTTTATCTTTTGCCTCTGTGATCTTAGGCATTTTAGGTTGAAACATACTAGGAGTATTATTCCAAACATTAGGCATCTTTGGAGTACTGCCTGTAGTAGTTACCGGAGTCTGAGAATTAGCAGGCGATGACATATTGTCAGGAGGACCCTTACCAAACATAATGTCCTCTTTCTCGACTTTTTTCTTCTCGTCGATAATCTTAGTCTTAATCTCGCCTTGCTTTGCTAGCTCTGACTTAGGAGACATAACATTGTCATCCATGTGCTTTGGATTACGCTTATTAAATGTCTCGCGATCAACATTCTCGACATCCTTCATGCGGATCTTCGAGTTGCGATTCATGGCCATCTCTCTGATGACGGACTCTAGAGACTTAAACTTGTTTTCCATCTTAGACAACCTTTGTTATGGATCTTAGCATCCAATGATGCTTATAGTGTACATCTATTCTATCTTGTAGAAAGTTAGAATAGCCTACAGAGTTTTGTGCATCTGCGAGCTTTTGTGTATCTTTTAATAACTTAATAACGTTAAGGTTATCATCCATCAGTTTTGTCATCATCGACAGAGGAGGTGGAATATTAGTTTCATCCTTAACGATAGATAGCTCGCTGAATCTAATAAAAGATCCAGGAGCATATCCATTCGATGTTCTAATCTCTTCGGCGTGTCTGTCGACTGAATCGAAGATATCTTCATACATCTTTTGAAGGAACTTATGATTGCTATAAAAGTTTGGACCCTCCACATTCCAATGGAAATAGTGTGTCTTTAGGTACAGCGCGAAAACGCTGGCCAAGCAAACTTTCATCTGTTCAATCAGTTCATCCATTACTTTGTTACCTTCTTCTTCGTAACTCTCTTAGGCTTAACAGGAGTAGGAGAGGCTTGTACAGCTTTCTTTCTGCCTCTCTTAGGCTTAACTGGCTCTTCTACGGCTTCAATAACAGGCTCAGGCGCAGGTGCAACTTCAGGTTCCTTAGGTTGCTCTGGCTCAGCCTTTACAGTCTCTTTAACACTCATTAGACGAGTTAGACCCCATCCAGCTAGTGCTATAAATGCTATAACTAACAGTATTTCAAAGTTCTCGTTCATTTCAATCTCCATCTTTAAATATTTTAATAGAACCATCTGGTTGGGCATGATATGCCACAAACTTAACACCAGGGTGTTCCTTCTTCATTGCTAGCAAGGCTCTCAAATTAGTCTTACTATCGTCATACATCATCACTTTTTTATATCCATGTTTCTGTATGTAGTCTTTGATTATTCTTGTCTTTGCTACTGCCGGTGACTCATTAGATTTTTGAATGTTACCAGCGCGATGGACATGAATGTCATCAATATCAATTCCTTGATTCTTAAATGTCTTTAAGAACTTATCTTTATCATCAAAGTCAGATCTTGCAGTATTTATAATTACTTTGCTGTGTGGATTCTTCTTCACTGTACCATGTATTCTCTTAACTTTGCTTATCATCTTGTGTATAGGATGTGACTCATCATGAAACTTTTTTGCAGACTTAAACTCTTTAAAGTCATACTTTTCACCTGGTTTTAATTTATAGTCATTAAACTGAGAGTTACTGAGATACTTAACTATCTTACCACTACTATTTCTAACACGTACTTTAGCTGTAGTGTGAAACATCGTGTCATCTATGTCAAATACATGCAACGCTGGTTTCTTCTCTTCATCTAAGAATTGTGTAAATCTAATCATGTCAGCAATGCCACTTTCTAAGTGCCTTATTGATGCGTGAATCAGGATCATGAGCAGTCTTAGATCCCGTTAGTCTCTTCTTCATTCCACCCATTCTTGCACAGAATGACTTACGACGATTTGCAGCCTTACTACCAGCCTTTAACTTAGAAGGCTCTGCAGTGACTGCAGTCTTAAGATGATGCCCTGGATTCTCTCTATTGTATCTATCAACACCAGCTTTAGACATACCGCCAGAAGGATTCTGATCCTTCTTGTTTAACTCTTCAAGATGCTTACCGCAAGTGCAGTTACCGTTACACTCAAATAAGTTTGAAAACTCTATAAAACTCTTCATTCACCACCGTCACCCGAGCTTGAACTCTTACCTGGATAAGCAGAGTGCATCTTCATGTCAGAGCCTCTGAACTTCTTCTTTTCAACAGGAATCTTCTTGCCTGAAGCGTCTCTGACATACATCTCTTTGACAACTCTCTTAATTGTCGATAGGGTCTTACTATAACCTGGAGTCTGGCTTTTGTACACATCTGTTAGAGCAGTTGTGCCCATAAATCTGCTTGATGGATCATCAGAATTGTGTGATACTTTCTCAGCACCAGTATACTCTTCTTTTTTAGATTGAGAATCTATAAAGTCCTGCTTTGAAGGTGCACCCTTTGAACCGGGCTTACGCATATGCTCACCAGAGCCATGCTTGATTCTTTCTCTCTTTGCGTGAATGTTATCCCAAAGACCACGCTTTTCTAATAGATCTTTATCGATTTCTGTTGCAGCTCCACCGGCTATAAATGAGTTGACCCTATTAAAAGCTAATTGCTCGTCTAGAGATGCGGCAAAGCCTCTCTTGTACACTTCTAAAAGTGTATCAAAAGAAATGCCACTCTGCTCTGACTTCTTATATAGGGAGATAATTTGCTTATGCGAAGGGGCTACGGCAACCCCCTGTTGCTCTACGAAAACTAGCTGAGGACTAGATTGGAGACTTATTTCTTTCGACATTGGTGTTTCCCTTAGGCTTAACCAAACAACAACGCAGGATTGCCGTAGCTTTCTGCAGCATTTGTATTTATATTTTAGTACGCTTTGGCTTAGGCGGTTTCTTTGTTGCTAATGGCTTTTTTGCTGGTAAAGTCTTCTGCGTTGTTGCAGCTGGCTTAGTAGCAGCCGGTGTACCCCTTAGTTTATTGTTTTTCTTTTCCATCTCTTTCATGATCTCTCTGCGCTGTTGCTCTTTTCTAGCTTTCACACCAATAACGTCATCACGCTTGGCATATTTTCCAAGTGATATAGGATTAGTATCTTGATCGATCTTAATGTCCATACCCTGCTTAATATCATTAAACAATTCCTTAGCATGCTCATCTTGCATATCTTTAGGAAGACCTTTCTTAAACTCACCAAACTTATTATTGATGGCATGTGATCTCTGTCTGGTAGCTGATACACTTGATGGATCCTCGGCATCAGCGTCAGGGTCTCTTGTTCCTGCTGAGACGACATCGATTCTCTTAAAGTTATACTCTTTACCATTATATGTATCGAGTAACTTCTTAAACTCATCGACACGATCTGATCCAGCAACCATTATGAGATGATCGATGCCCTTGGCAGCTAGCTTCTTTGCTTGCTCAATAACAGTAGGTGCATCTTTACCAGCAGCCTCTACATTAACACCAGGGAACATGCGCTTAGCGTGCTTTACCTTTTGTTCCGGTGTAAGTGGATTTTTCTCTGGATCTTGTGTTCCTGAAAGCACAACGGTGTGACCGGCTTTTCTGTCTTTAGCTAACTCAAGTACCTTATCTGTAAGTACTTTATGACCAGCAGTAGGTGGATTCATACGGCCAAATGCCATGACATGCGGGTTCTTAGTATCTGACTCCTCTGCAGGAGTAGCATCAGGGTCACCCTTACCACGATTATTAGCAAAATTATTCTTACTGAACTCTGCACGATCCACGAGTTTTGTAGGTCTACCATTACGTGTAGCAACAAATCCTTCTGGCTTAACTTCTTTACCGCCGACGGTGTGCTTATATGGTGTAGGGTTTCCTATAGCCTTGACAAGGACATCTTTAGCCTTTTGTAGATGACTGTGCATCTCAAAGAGTTTCTTAAACTCATCTTTCTTTTCTTTGGCATGGTCTATGACCTCGTCTGCAGCT